AATGCTTCTTAGAAAGCTCCTGCCAATTTACTAATTGTAACACTTGATCGTAAGTAATAATACGACCTGATACCTGTTGTATGTTGTCGCTTGTTGCCTCATGCAACTCAGCAATAGTTTCTTCACGTAGTTCGTAAAGCATTTTAATGAAGCGAGCAAACGCCTCGTAGTTATGAAGTGTTTGTATGTCGTCTTGTATTTGCATTATATCTCTGTGGATTGCGTGACGTTAAACAGATTGTAAGTATTTGTCAATAGACCGATACTACATGTTCTGGGTGTCAATCTCACCCATCTGGGCAGGTTGAGTTCCTACTCGTCCAATCTGAGCATTCTGAGCTTGTTGCATTTGGAATGTGTATTGACCAACATACTTCTGTAACCTAGCGGCAAAAGCCTGATCGGTTTGTATACGTTGTGCTACATCTGGTTGTTGTCCATATTGCTCTACAACTTGAAGGGCAATCTGTGCGCCAGCTTGTCGAGCCGGCATTTCAATACCAGCAAAGATTTTAGATAAGTCATCAGTAACCTGTTCAACTACTTGTTGTTGTGCTGTCTCGACGGGTTGTAAGATAGCATCAGCCATTACTGGGTCAATGCTTGCGGCAGCAACATCTAGTAGGCTATCTACGTTTAGACGATTGTTGGCGTTCAACTGATTCAATGCTACGAACTGTTGTAGTTTTCTTTCAACAGTCTCTGGGTCATTGTTCTGAACATCGAAGTTAACCATGATGTCAAAGTTCTCATCAGGGTTGCCCTTGTCGAATACTTGAGCGTCGGGGACACCTGTTACTCGGAAGAATACTTCGTCTGGTCCAAAGCGTTGGAAGCACTTGTAAGCCATCCCAATTACCTCAGCAGTGTGGCTAAGGAACTTATCTACCAAGAACTGCTTGCGTATTTGGCTAATTTGAGAACCCTCGTCTAGACCTACTAACTTGTCGGATAAGTTTAGTAGGGTGTCTTCCATTTCAATGGAACCAGTAGGTGGTGGGGGTGTAGGAGCAAAGTCCAAATCACCTTTACGGCGATACGGGATCAATCTGCCTGGTCCCCAATCGTTGGGAGCTTGACCAACTGGGTGAAGGATGGGAGGTAAAGTAGCTATGCTGTTGCGGTCAACTCGTGAGTCACGCTCAACCTTAACTTGGTTCTGTAGGCCGCGTAGGATAGATGGCACAGTTGTTGTGTCATACAAACGCTTGCTGTCCTCAGATAGCTTTGTAACTACTACAGGATAGTCTTCGTATCCATTGAGTAGTTCAAACTTAGCATAACCTGGGGCTAGTTCATTACCACTGAACTCCTTGTGGAATACAGTGCAGTAAATGCCTTCTGCACCATCTTCTGGGTCAATGAGACGTTGATACGCATAGCAGATTTCTACTAGCTCATCAGCCTCGTAGGCATTGTCAGATAGGCTTAGGCTGCGACGACCTTCTTGCTCACGCTCGATAGAGTCAATGTTTACACCTCTATACTTAGATATGATGTAGTCTACAAAGTCTTCGTCCCATCCATCAGTAACTACTTTATTCTCTAGTTCCTGTGGTGTGTAGTAGGTCTTCCAGAAGCAGTATGGTGCGCGTTGTGGGTCAGTGACGTATGGTGGGAAAAAGAAATCACCATCTGGTGCAAGTGTCTTGACATCAGGGGCATTGACTTGTCTACGAACGATAGGAAGTTCAGCGACACCAGTCTTTCTTAGTTCACGTAATGCCTTCTTGGCACGTTTTTTTGTTGTTCCTTCAAAGGTTGCTTGGAGCAAGGCAACTAGCTGTTCGTCATCGTTGCCGTTCTGTATAGCGTCAGCAACATCTGGACTAACCTGTGCAATTTGATTCAAATCCAGTTGTTGCAGGATTCTACGATCTTCTTTCTGCCAACCAATATATGTAATCAATATACCTCGCTCAAGCAAATAATTAGCTCCTAGCTCCATCTCACGGTGGAACCTAGGTATGTATCCAGAAGATACCATCCATTTTAAAAAACCAGACACTATTCGGCTACGCGCGATGTCTCCGCTTTCTACTGGGAATGCCCTGACGTTTGCACGGTTCAGGGATGCTATAAATAAAGATACTAGTCTTGTGATGCGCTCATCAATGAGATGGCACTCCATGTCGGATGCACCCTCCCAAGGGAAAGCGTCGGCTCCGTGTTTACGGTGGTCACGGCTCTTGCCTGGCCAGAAGTTCCTACGATCATCGTAAGATGTCCGACATAGGTCGAAGTATGATTCTAGTTCATTGACCGTTTGGTCATAGGCTAGACGGAGAGTCTTAATATCTGGCTCGTCCTGTAAATATGTAAGAGACTCGGAAACGCTATCAGTTATCATTTTTTGGTTCTAATCTTTTGTGTACGGATTTCAACAACCGAATTGTGTAAGTAGATGATACTCCTATTGTATCACATAGCTCTGCATTCGTCATTGGAACTCCTGTATCGTGTAATACATACCTTTTTAGCATTTCCCAAGCAGCAAATCTATCCACTTGTTCTCTGCACCAATTACGGTTTAAAGTAATGTCATTGTCCTTTTCGCACATATCTGTAGCTGGTTCCTGTATTATCTGATATTGCTTCAAAGGTTACGGTCTTACCTATCAACTTACCTTGCCATTTCCTAGGGACAAGCATGGGTATTTTTTTATCAATCTCTCTGTTGAAGACATAGTTGTATCTAGGGTTTGGGCATTCTCCTAATACTTGACCAATGTAGTGCTTAGGTATAATTTCTTCAATCATAAAGGACTCTTCTAGAATCGCAGTTCCCTCTTCGGTAACCCACGTATTCCTTCCCTTTCCTGTCAATGAACCTTCGGGTAGCTTGTCCTGGGCTATTTGCATAGCTTTATCAAACTCCACCTCTTGTTCGGATGCAATGTGTATTAATTTCTTCTTGGGCATTAGTATCCTCCTCTTCCTTTAGTTGTTGTTTCCATATTCGTTGTTGAAAAGTAATCTGGTCCCATGCCAGCATTAGCCATGCGTAGGTATCTAAGTAAATCAACGAAGTCCTTTAGTGGCTCGTCCCGTTTACCTTGATGACCCCAGTTTAGTAGGCTGTATATTAAATTACCGCAGGACTCGTGTATGGATAGCAAAGGTCTGTTGCTTTCGTCTACCGGTAAGTTCTGGTTGTATTTCATCCATTCGTCAATAGCTGCAATGCCAGAGTCAATGTCAGCTCCGTTCGATGGAACAAAATACATACCCTTGTCCGCAAAGCTTTCAAACAAGTCAGAGTTGTCCTCGTTCTCACGGGCAAAGTATCTGGAGTCACCTATACGCTCAAACACTTCTACACCAAGTTCTTCCTCAATCATACGGAACTCATCGACGTAGGACTGCACGTCGTATCCAATCTTCTTAGAAGCAGGACCAAACTTCCAACGGGGATCACCAAAGATAGCCCACTCACCGTAGCTGTCACGGTCTGGCCACTCTCTGAGGACAGTTACATACCCCTTGCTGTCTACTGCCGCCCACAAGGCAACGTAGTTCCTTGCACCTGCCGGGTCAACTACCTGGTAGACGGTGTGGGTCTTTTCTGTGATGTCTGGTAGTTTGTCGCAAGTGTGGACATTTGTGTTAAACGACGGGAACAGTGTGTTCATGCTCTTGACGGGGATGCCGTAAGCACGGGTTAATACTTCGTCCCTAGAGCTGTTCTGTAACTCCTTGCGTATACGCTCATACCCACCGAACGGGTTCAACTCACTATGAAAGTAAACAATCCCTGCGTCCTTAGACTTGCTGTATTGGACAAAAGGAACCTCCTCATTATCTAGCAACTCTGCATTACGTGTCTTACGAGTCTCTGCATCCTTCAAGAACGAAGCCACGAACGGTGTGTAGCCATCAATGGGGGTAAAGGTCATCAGCATCTTAGAATTACGGGTAACCAAACGGAAGCGCATGGTGTTGACCAAGTCTCCCTCCTCTAGATACTCATCAAGCCACAGGCCAATGTTATGCCACTTAGGTGCTTTACTACCAATTTCCAAACCCTCAAACTTAGATCGGTTGGCAATGAACTGAGAGTAGGTGTGGAAGTAAACGGTAGAGCCGTTAGGTAGGATAAAGCTAGCACCAGTAAAGCCATTCTTGAACGTGTAGTTCAAATACTCTACAGTGGACTTGGACTTCTTCTTTAGCTCTGGTGGTAGGTAATTATAAACCGCACGTTGTTGCACACGCACCGACGCATCGTTGTCCTGAGCAAAGCATACAATCTCAGAGTTTGGGTTCTCTAATGCAGCCTTGACCACAGTCCTAGCCCCCATCTCTGTCTTAGAACTACGATTACCCCCACTAACAAAGACAGTGTTGACCGTCTCAAAGAACTTGTCTACGTGCTTCCATCCCTCTAGCTCAAAGCCGTAGTGCAATGGGTCACTCTCCGCTGAACGTATACGCCCCTCGTGAGCCTCGTGCAAGTCAGACAGGAGCTTAGGGTCGGCCTCACCTAGAAGAACTATCTCTTCGTCCGTAGGGGCTTCAATGATTGGGTGCTTTGTAAACTCAATAGTCATTCTTCTTCTTCTGCATTATCAGAATCATCCTCAAACTCCCACTCAATCTCTATATTTTCTTCACTCATCTCTTCTTGCATCTCACGCAACAGCATCCTCCCGGCTGGTAGATGGTTGTAGTCAAAGAAAAGTTCTCCTTGTGAGTCCATTACAATGAAGCAATAGTTTTCAAAATGTTCTCCCAGTATCCCACGTATCTGGTCATAGATTGGCTCATAGCTATCATCTTCAAGTGACCTAGACATCCTCAACCTCAGCCTCTATTACCTTTGCTTGAGCAATCCTGTCTCTGGCTGCTTTGATTGTAGCCTCGTAATCATCTTGGGTAAAGACCTTTTCCTCCCTGGTGATCTGAGAGGCTTCACCACGCGCGGTCATGCTTTGCCTATGGCTGACCTCAAGTATCTTGTTCTTCGCTTGTAGAGCCTTAGAGAGGGCTTCAACAGCCTTCCAGTCTTCTTCCTCCTCTGCCTTACATATACGAGCCATCGTGTCGCTAAGACCCTCTGAGGTGTCCATATAGATGCCACCACTAATCTTACCACCCTCTTCCTTCCAGTCTCCTATGTGGTCACACCAGTCAGACTTTAACCTAGCCACTGTGCTAGTAGAACAACCTGTAAGCTCCAGAATCTTCTTACCACTTGTCCCTACTGCTACTAGCATTAAGACCTCTTGTGCCTTAGCAGGGTTACCAACACTCAACGGCGGTCTACCGCTGCCACTTGGCTCCCAAGACTTTACAAAGCTATTGACCGACTCAGAGATGGAGTTCGATAGGTTGGCCAGGGTTTGTGCGTTTTCTTCACTCATCCTTGTATACCATCCGTGTCTTTACTCCACCCTTCTCCTTAACTACTGGGACACCCTTGGGCTTACCCCAGTTAATCTGAGACCAGTTGTCCTCCAACTTCTTGTCATCCCTATTTAATCGCCTAGGTTGGCTTCCTTTTGTAGACATAATCCAAAGCCAATCATACTTACCCTAATTTGTCAACCCCCCATAAATGAGCAAATTTGACCACAGATCTGGTCATTTTTGACCACTACATTTTATGGCACTTCTGTAAGTCGTTGATAAAACTTTCATACTGGTCAATTTTGACCATTTATACAAATTGGCACAGTTTATGCTATAATACTATGACAGTCAACCATCGGAGCAAGCGTGTAAGCCCAAGTCCTATAGTCCCCCACTATGAGTTGTAAAAATACGGGTAGGCATAAAGGAACGAGATAGTGTTCTGACGAACGGTGTCCCTAATGCTTAGAGGTTGGATAGCCCTGATGACGCCATGCAAGCTAGCCATAAAATATTATCAACGATATAGTGTATTGACTTAACTACCTCCACTCCTAGTGATCTCTGATTGCTTACGTTCGTAAACCGTTGATATTAGCCCATGGGGCGAAGCTGTGTCTACGCAACAGAACCCACGTATATAGAAGCCTCGCAGGAATATATTTTTTTATAGGGGGGTGGATGTATATACATATCTGAGTAGCAGTCGTTTGCTGACGCCCCCCACCCATGTCGAAAAAATGTGAGCTTGCGTGAATCGCATGCAACTTGCCGGCCGGATCGCGCGCGTGTAACTTCTTTTATTCTTTGATCGTGGGATACATTGTGCAGCCTAATTATAGAGCCGGCATTGTGCAGCCTTGTATTGATAAGCTGATTCTATGGCCAGTATCCTAGGTAGATAAAAAAATATGAGATTTATTTAAAAAAGGTGTTGACACAAGGTAATGCACTCTCGTATTGTGTTTCTATCGCAAGGCAATCAGCTAAGCGAAACTTAAACAAAACAATATAATATGAAAACAAAATTCAAAGTCGTAGGCCGCCAGTCAAACCGCCATCAAAAAATAGAAGACATTTGCTATGGTCTTAGCTGCCGCAGCGCTGCCGAGCAAAGCAGCAGATTCTGGAGTAAAAAAGGATACGTTGACTGCAAGGTAGAATCATACGAAACACCTAACGGCGATTCTGGTATACCCTTATCGGAATTATTCTAATCATTCAAACCATAAACCTAAACAAAGGAAAAACAAATGAAAATCAAATCAGCAAACATCACCTACGATTCACGGAAACGAGCAAAGCTTTTCGCTAGTGCATGGGCTTTGGCTACCTGTAAGGGGCACGACTTGTCAAAGACACAATCCGACGGGGAGACGACTGTCACCGTTTACGATCTAAATCAAAGACAACTTGGTATGCTTAATCAATTAGCGGAAAAATATTAACCTTGCAATCTATAAAAGACAGAGAGAAAACACAACCGGCACCAATGCCAAAAACTAAAAACCATAAACTAAATACTAAACATGAAAACACGTATCACACTATCCGACCTTGCAAATCGCTTATCCGACCTTAACGAGTCAAAAGGCACGCCATCAAAGCCCTATTCACCAAGCGACACGGGCATTAAATCAAACGTAGGCAATTATCATCTAAGCCAAGCTTACGGCGGTTGCAACGTGCATCAAATGGTAAATGACGGGGGCGGCATCAAAGAACCTGCAGGGGGTGGCCACGTCACAAAGAGGGAGTGCTTAGAGCGCATCAATAGCCTATTTGCCTAAAGCCTAGCAAAGAATCGCCTTGCGCCCTGCGTTCCCTATACGGGGCGCGGGGTTTCGGGGTAGGTAAAGACACCTATAAACAAACCAAACGCCTTTAAGGGGCATTCAAACGCCTTTAAAGGGCATACAAACCAATAAACAAACTATGAAAACAAACATTCAATATTATATTGCACAGGCCGACATTGCGCACGATCTTTACAGCAAAGCTAAGGGTTCTTATGAATCCGAATGGATGGGAGCCGCTAAGGGCTTTCAAACTAAAATAGCAGACAAAGCTTTGTTTGCTAAGTGTAAAGAGAAGGCGGCGGCAATCCTTGAAAAGTAACCATAAACCATAAACAAACATGAAAACGAAACAATTAATATTAGCACTAGCACTTGGCTTAGTCTCGCACCTATCTGTAAATGCTTCTGAAATCGTCGCGGCAACGCTTATCTTGGAGGCGGGCGGAGAGTATTCAACCGGCTCAATGGAGGCCGTGAACGAAGTTATAAGGAACCGTGCCGCAAAGCGCAAGCTTACCGCTAGGCAAGTGTGCTTACAGCGTAAACAATTTAGCTGTTGGAATAGCGGAAGGATTGACCAGTTACTAGCCAAAGCAAAGCGGCATCCGCGTTTTAACGAGGCTATGGCCATTGTAAACGGATCGCCTACGAATTATACGGGCGGTGCTGATCATTACCATGCTGATTACTGCAATCCATACTGGGCAAGCTCGCTTAAAAAGACTTGCACCATAGGCAAACATATCTTTTATAAGTAATACGAACCATAAACAAACCATAAACAAACCATGAATGATAAAAAGTCAAAAACGCTAACAATACTTAACGAGCTTCTAGAGGAGGTTTTGCAACTTGATTTTGAATGCCGGCCGAAGCACCTTAACATAGCAATACAGGAGGCCGAAGAGCTTCTTATAGCTAAAGGTCTTCGCTACAGAACGCCCATAACTAACGAAAGCCAACTAGATAGACTAAACAGAGACCTATAATTATGAAAGAACAAAAGTTAAAACAATACATGTCTACCGTTACAATCCGCAACGGGGATTACGAAACGCTTACCAATTACTGCTTCCAATCAGCTGACCGAAAGTCAGCAGAAAAGGAAGTAACCGAAGCCTTCGACATAGGGGGCGATGACTGGGAGCAACAGGCCGAGTTGTATAGTCTGGAAGAAGTAACCTCGGAGGAGTATGCCGTTCTAAGCAAATTCATTTAACTCACACAGAAAATGACAATAGAATATATAATCTTCGGAATAATCGACAACCTAGTAATGATCATAGGGGCTATGACCGGCATAGAGGTAGAGAGCTACCTTCCTAAAGCCTTCCAGAAGGGGCTAGGCGTGGTCGTAGGGGCAGGGCTAGGTAATGCCACTAGTGACTGGCTAGGGGGCGCAGTAGCGGGCAACCTGGGCATGGCAAACGGCACGGCCTTGGGTTGCATCATAGGGCTTGCCTTCATCCCGGCCATTTTACTAATCAAAAACCTGCGCAAAGCGAAGGCATCAAATAACTAACCATGAAAATAATAATCATTACCTATATAATCGGCTCGGCTATTGCGCTGGGCTTGCTTCATCAATCCTTAGACCAAGCAGAGAGTAACATCGAGACGCTTGCGGAAGTGCTAACGCATCATGCGGACGCGATAGACAGTCATAGGACGGCTTTGATGCAAATGCTTGACCAACTTACCCTCCCTTATATGTAACACTATGGAAGACATCACAAACAAACTAGAACACGCCAAGATTTTGATTAATCAAATGATTGGATCGCACCAAGGAACCCCGGAATCGGCAACGCAATACGCCATCCACCAACTGGGCTTGCCGCAGGACGTTGCAAGCTCGCTAATCCAATACGCAAACCAAGTAAAAAAATGAGAGCATTAGACATAGCAGGGACGCAAAGTAAAGTTTCAAGTTGCATGGGCTTCGTGGCCTCTGGAGCGGCGAGAGACGCATATCGCAGGCTACTAACAGCAAGCACAGTAGGACAGAGCAAGGGCGAGCAGAGAAAGTCTGTCTTTAGCCGCACTACAAAAGAAGGGGTAAAGAAGTAATGAATGAGGAAAGTATATTTGCACGGGCGGTTGCATACGCTGAGAGTTTAAAGGGTAGATACCCGTTGCTCGCAGGTAATGCGCCCGATATTACCGTTGAAGACTTAGTTGAGGACATAAAGAGGGGCGTGGCCGTGACAGAGATTGCAAAGCGCAAGGGGCTGACAAAGTCTAAGCTTTACATGATGCTTAAAAGAGCAGGTCTAAGCCCAACAAAAATTAGGAAACAGCAAGGAACAACTCTGCTCCGCGCACCATCAATGAAACTTAAGAAAACATGAAAACGATACAGCAATACCGAAAGGATCACCCGCAACTGTCAGAAGAACAGATACACTCGGCCTATCATATAACAGAGATTGATGCGCCTGAGTTTGCCGTGAGCGGCTTTATGCTCATTGCCCCAGGTCGGTGTCTCGCCATCCATGAAAACGGCAATATAGCCCCTTTACGGCTCAAGGAGAGCTACTGAGAGAGGGAAGTAAGGGGCTGTGATATAATACCGCTTGACAAGTTGCCAAAACTTGTTTACTAAATTCAATCACAGCAGAAATGCTACCGTGTAGTGACGGATCAGATCCTTTCCCCGCTTGTTCTCAAGCACTTTAAGCCTCTCTTCTAGCACTACATGGAAGAGGGGTTTTTTTATGCCCATACAGTCTAGCGGAGCGAGCGGCCTCACAGGTTAGCCCAAGTCTGCACAACGGAACCCGGAGCGTAGCTCCCAGGTTCTGGTGGTTGCTAGGTTTGAAATAGATACCGACCTAGCGTAACAGGTGGCTCCTAACGGAGCGTGAACATCGTCTCGTAGCTTATACAGCACTTACCACAGCCAAGCGAGACAACGTGAAAGAGCGTCAGACTCATACGATTTGAGACAAGACAGCAGGACATGGTTCATTCGTAATGGGTGAACCGTGTCCAAACGCCAAGAGCTACACCGATTTGATTGAGACGAAGTTGCAACATCAGAGGAACCAAAGTTTCTTTAGAAACTAGGACGATTCTTCTTGACCATACCAATACCTTTCCCTAAATCTTACGGTATCCACTACATATAAACCAATACATAAATAAATATGAGAACATCAGATAAAATAAAAAACATAATCAACGATCAAATTAGTGAAGACATAAGCTCCGCATTTGAAAATAAGAATATCAACAGCTTAGACTACGGTGAGTTACTCGACATACTGGTAGAGGTCAGCAAGTTGGAGGCCATGAATCAACCCTCCTCCTAAATCTAATAACCCAAACGTAAACATGAACCTAAAAACAAATACTAAAACCGCTCTCATTGATCTTGAACTGATCTCTTACTCCCATGCAGCTAAGGCCGAGTCAACTGGCACAGGTTTAAAAAGCCTGGTCGAGATGGTAGAGTTTACTATACAAAGTGTAGTCTCTGCTTGCCGCGCACAACAGCACTACCTCGTGGTGTCTGGACGGGACAACTTTCGCAAGGTGCTGTATCCAGACTACAAAGCAGGGAGACGGGAGAAGCCACCTCTCTACGTTCCATTGATGGACAAGCTTGAGGAAGCGAATGCCTCCCGGTGGTGCAAGCACGACCAGTTAGAAGCAGATGATTTACTTGGCATCATGCTTACCAACGGAAGGGTTAAAAACCCAATCCTTTGTAGCATAGATAAGGACTTACTTGGTGTCCCAGGTTGGCACTACAACTGGAACAAGGATGACTGGCCTCGTGGTGTTACACAAGAGGAAGCAGACTTTCATTGGTTGGTTCAACTTCTCATGGGAGATTCAACCGACAACATTGAGGGGATGAAGGGGATTGGCATTGCCAAGGCTCAGAAGTTAGCCTCTGCTTATTGTGAAAAGATGGGAACACCACTCGCACCTATCCCTGCCGCACAAAAAATTTACGAAGCGGAAGGTTTTACCCTTGACGCATATATAAAGTGTCTCATGCTGATCTCTATCTGGAGGTCACCAATGCCACCAGAGCTTTTAGAAAACGAACTTATCTTGGAGGTTTCAAAGACCATCCCAAGCCTATAAACCAAACCAAACATAAACATGAGATCAGAAAAACAACAAGCTAGCACGAAATACTACAAGACTTCATATAAGAAGTTTGAAGACCTAACATTTGATGAGAAAGTTAGACGCAAGGAAATGTTGGATAGACCAGTTGACCCAGAGGTTGCCAGAGCATACAATTTTCTTAGCCGTCAGAAAAAGAAAAGAGAGAAGGTTAAGAACAAAGCCGTTGCCGCCATCATGCAAATGCGTGGCATTTAATAATAAACCATAAACCAAAACCAAACATGAAAATGAAACAAGACACACACAGAACACCAAAGCACGAACGCACAGAACTGGAGCAAGGCTTCAGAGACAAAGCAGCAAACAACTTCCGCACCTCTAGGAAGTGCGACAATACTTACTCCGAAGCTTTATACTTCGGTCAGTATATAGCCAACAAATGGGCGGCAGTTAGCGTTCGCACCTCTCACCGCTATGGCCTCATGCACGACATGGTTTCAGAGCCTAATCCCTCACTATAAACAAACCATAAACTAAACATAACATGATTATTAAAACAGCAACCTACCCTTACGGGCCCGCCAAACACATGGATGCGGACACACTTGTCCAACGCCTACAAGTTGTCTCAGGATACCAACGCTTCGTCGATGACTACGCTGGCTCGCTATCCGAAGGAGAAGAATACTGGATACCTGGTGTTCACATTAAGTCTAGGAAGCGCACCGGGGATCAAATCCTAGCGTGGATGGAAGATAGTGGCATTGACCCGGAGTTTCAGTATGACGTAGACATGCGCCCAGAGTCTGTCATCCTATACAACAAGCACGGCCAATCTCTGGTGACCTATCCTTACGGAACAGGTTGCTTACGTGAGGCGGCAGAGTTTGTTATGGATCAAGAAGGACGCGGAGACATCTAGTATGCCTAAATCTAAAAACACGCATCCGCACTCACTAGAGTCGGAGACCGTTGTTCTTGCGTCCTGCCTTCTGTCTGAAGATGGTTCCGTTTACGACGAGGTGTCGCAGGTTATTCAACCCTCTGACTTCTATGTAACTCGCAACTCTATAATCTTCTCTACCATGGGGAAGATTGTGGGGAAGGGGTTGGAGTTATCCGACATCACACTACTGGAGCAGCTACGCTCCGATGGCAACGAGGATGAGGTTGGTGGTATCAGCACCATCTATACCATTCAAGAAGCCTGTGAGACAGCAACCCACTCCAAATATTCATCCAACATAGTCAAGGAGAAGTCTAAGCTTCGCCAGACCATCCGTCATTGCCGACTCGCCATCGAGGAAGCAGAGGAAGGGGAGGAAGAAGCAGACTCTGTTACCTCTAGGCTAGAAGCCTCGTTGCAGTCCTTGCAGGACGTTGATGATGGTAAGGGGGACGGGAGTATCAGAACTGCTGCCGAAGCCCTCAGAGAGGACTACAAGGCTATGGTGAACGGAACCTATGAGGTGTCTGCCATGCCCACTCGCATTGCCCAGGTGGATGAGAAACTTAGTTGTGGTGGTGTAGCCAAAGGAGAGGTGATGGTGATTGCCGCACCTACGTCCTGTGGTAAGACCGCCCTTGCTCTGAACATCGTCTTACAGAACGCAGTTACGCACAACATACCCGGCCTCTACTTCTCATTTGAGATGCAAGCTAAGTCTCTGGCTAACCGTATGATTCAAACCTGTTCCGCCACACCACTCAACCGCTTGCATGATGGGATGATGAAACCAGAATACCAGAAGCGTGTATGGGAAGCAACCGACAAGATGGCAGAGGCTCCTATCTTCACCAACCACTACGTTAAGAGTGTGGATGAGCTACGCGCCAAGGCTCGTATGTATAAGCGCAAGCACAAGATTGAGTGGATTGTTATAGACTACCTTCAGCTTGTTCCTTGGGATCGAAACATGAAAAAGAACGATGGCATAGCTGAGGTATCACACCAAGTGAAACTGATGGCTATGGAGTTGGACGTTCCTGTCTTCCTTCTAGCACAAGTCAATCGCGAGGGAGCCAAGCGTGAGTCTGGTCTTACCTTGTATGACCTAAAGGATTCCGGGGACATTGAAAACGACTCCGACATCATCCTACTTCTATGGCCTGATGGCAAGGATGTGGATGAGGCTAGGCGAGTAGACGCGGAGCATGGGGCTTACGTTTCATTGAAGTATAACATAGCCAAGCAGCGTGAAGGTGCGCGTGATTTGAAAGGTAAGTTCATCTTCAAGAACCACATAGGAAGGTTTCATTAATAAGGAGAATAATGCCATGATAGTAATGCCAGCAAATATGACAGGGTGGTTTTTTCACTCGCTCGCCAGGGAAACGGGAAGGATCGGACATTTGTATTCACCAGGAGCGCAACTTTCTGTTCCCTGCCCTTGGTTCCCGTATGCGATGGACAACGGAGCGTTTTCTTGTTGGGATCGTCGCACCAACACATTTGACGATGAGAAGTGGGACAACGGGATGTTAGCCAAGTGGAAGAAACTAATCTTCTGGGCTGAGTGCCAAAACCAAAAACCAATGTGGTCAATTGTTCCAGATGTTATTGGAAACAGAGAGAGAACACTTGACAGATATGAAGAGTATGTTTCTGTCGTGAAGGATGCCCAGATACCTGTCGCTATTGCCGTTCAAGATGGCATGACGGTTGAGGACGTTCAAAACCTTGCGGTGCAACCAGATGTAATTGCCATAGGTGGAAGCGACGAGTTTAAATGGAAAACATTAAGCCAATGGGTTGAGGCATTTAAAAGAATACACGTATTGCGATGCAATATTCCAGAAAAACTATATGAGCTTGAATCTATGGGGGTCGAGTCTTGCGATGGAACTGGATGGTATAGAGGTAACATGGCTCAGACCAAAGGACTAGAGCAGTGGGCGTATAGCAAGGCGAAACCTACTAAAATTCTTCTTTCTGAATACGTCGGAAAGCACACTAAAAAATCAGAGAAAAACCAGCAGGAACTATGAATATATACGAAATAAACCACAAATCCGTTTGTCCAAACAATGGCAATGTGGATTATTATGACATCACAATTACCTCCTCATTTGTAATACAGGTAGAGGAAATCATAGAGTCGCTTAATTCTATGCCGACATCTATTTATCAAGAAGAAATTGCAGACAAGCTGTCTGAAACCTTTGCCGCTACCGTTCAGGTTGTTGGCTTTCACCAAAAAGTAAAAATAACATCAACAAGGAAATAACTATGATTATATTAATATGGCTTTTCGCTATTGTCGCTGCCAATCTTTCCATTGGTCACTTTGGCCCTAGCAGTTCAATCATCAACGCCTTTTTGCTTATAGGACTTTCGCTTACAACGCGAGATTACCTCCACAAAAAGTGGGAAGGCAAAAACATTACACTACGAATGGGTTCACTTATTGCAGCAGGGGGTTTAATATCTTGGCTCACTCAACCATCTGTGGGTAAGATCGCATTAGCGTCCGTTATTGCATTTGCAATTTCAGAGGCTGTTGACGCAATTATATTCCATAAAACTAAAAGCGTCAACAAGTCTAATTCTGTTTCCGCATTTATTGATTCTGTATTGTTTCCTACCATAGCTTTCGGTGGATTCCCGATACTTATTATATTGGGTCAGTGGTTTGCTAAAACGGCAGGTGGAGCGGCATGGCATTGGGTTCTTTCCCACAAGAAACTTTGGGCAACAATAGGATTGATCGCAATTGGTAGTTCTGCTCAAGGTCAGATCGTATCTTTTGAATACCACCAGAATGACAATGATGAAACCTACACCACTACATCTATTTTCGTTCCAGGCGAGACGGAGATTTTTGCTTTCTATGACAGTTATGACAACGACATTAACTTAAAATATGGAGAAGTCGCTATCTATTCTAACAAGTGGACTTTGAACCCAACGATTCAATTGGAGGCTGGAACAACTGATTTCTTTGAAATTGATGAAGTTGTTTTAGCTGGAGTAAGGTGGAATGGATTTGAAGTGTTGGTCAGGTCAGACGACGCAATGCAGTTGACCTACGTTTGGTTTGTTCGCAGAGGCCAGTTACAATTCAATGGATATATTGATATGTGGAATACGGACAATGTAGTCCAGTCGATAGCTCAACCTCAGCTTTGGTTCTGGGTAAATAATCACTTGGCAATTGGAGGAGAGGTATTTTGCACGTGGTCTGAAGATGTTGAGTTCAACGCTACCCCATCTTTGGCTGTGAAGGTATCTTACTCATTCTAACTTATTGACCTTGATGCCATGCTACAGGATTACATACACCCGTCGAGACATGCCCTCACCCTGTGGTGCTATCAAAACAGCACACGACCGGGACGAAGCAATTAAATGCTTGACTAATGGTAGCAAGACTAAAGGATACAAACTAAAGAAGACGAATGTTCCCATCACAATTACTCAGATAACAGAACTGTGACTTTACTACACGCAACTCAGCCCAACACCCTTGGACACATAGTCTTCGGACTCCAAGGGTTAACCTCCGACCCTCTTGGGTTATAAGATACCAAGATAGACCCATCCGTAGTATGGGAAGGGGGGGATTGACGCTGAGTTGCATTTTTATCTAATCACTAACAGAACTATGAAAACAGACCTAGAAGAACAGTTACGAGAACAGATCGACGATCTGCAAGACAAGCTTAACCAGTGTCAACAATATGCAGACACAATGTTGGACAACATTCACAGCATTGGGTATTTTGCATTTAACTGCATTAACCACCCAAACTCCAAATACTTTCCCTTCATGAGAAAAGGGTTTATTGACGCACACGAACGGGCAGGAAAAGACACCACTCACCTTCTAGCACAGCTAGACGAGCCAGACCTCCCTTACGAGCCAACCGAAGAAGAGTTATCACAACATGGCTAGGGGTGAAATCAATACAGTCTTGGGCATGACGGAAGGTAGGTTCCGCACCATGATTAAGTCTGCCCTCAGACCCTGCTGGCGCAACTCGTCCCGGAAGACCTTCATCCAATCCGTTCGTCAGCGTGGCATCAACCCGGCTACAGGTAGAGAACGCTTCGTCTTAGTCTGTGTTGACTGCGGCAAGGAGATGGGGATGTCGGAGAAGGAGAGGCGCACCAAGATTGACGGAACCCTGGAGAAGCGAGCTAAGAGTGTGTATGAGATTGACCACGTAGATGGCATCACACCCTTCACCGATGTTCAAACCCTACAAACTTTAACCCCACACTTCAGGGATATGATATACGGTAAACAAGAAGTTGTATGTGTGGCCTGTCACAAGGTTCGCACAGCTAATCAAAGGAAGAAAAAATCTTCTTGACACACCTAACTAACATCCATAAAACTTTAACTAACATCAACAAGCAATACAATATTATGAGTAGAACAAGAAACACATCAACCGGGGGTGGCTCGTCCAACCCTGCCACTAAATTCTTAGAGTGGGACACGCAGTCTGGCGACTGGAAATACTGGGACAAAGAAGCAAGCACAGAGAGGCACTTGCCCATCTCGACAGCCTTCATTGTCTTAGATCAACTCAACACAGTTAAAGGTTTCTCTGAGGCCAAGCAAACTGGTCTATGGTCTAACGAAGTTCGTGGCATCGGTGACAAGCTAACTGTTCGTAACAAGGACGGCATGGTTGCTACTGGCACATGGTCAGACGTTAAGGTTACACAAGGAGCCAAGTTCACCAAGTCTATCTACGCTATGGCTAAGACAGGCTCAGACGAATACGAGCTAATCA